ATATCTCATACCCCTTGTCATTGGTAATACCCCATGTAAATGATGTTCACCACTATATATGACAGCATCACCTTGATCATAATTGACGATTGGTAAATTTTTATAATTATCCACAAAATTCTTTTTATGTTCTTCGCTCCCAGAAACAATATATCTATATTTTTCAGTTGAATGTCGATCAAAAATATACAAGTCACCACCCTCGTATTCCAACCTATCAGACAATAGAAATGAGGCAGTAACTTTATTTTCGTCGAGGTGAATTGGTAATTCTAAGCGCTCACCCGGTGTATATCTACGTAAAAACACATATGTAAGTCTCGAGAATTCGTTCCTAAAATGTGTATTATATATATTCTTACAAATTTCCCATAATTCAGGGTTGAGAATTATTTCTGGTTCTGTATCATATATATCAATCTCATAAGCGGGTCTAGAATCAACAGGTTCTGGAAATTTTTCATATTCATATTTATTTGATATATTAATAATATTATTACATTCTTCATTCGTTAAAACTTTTCTTCGTATTTCAACCTCATTTCGATTTCGTTTAAAAAGAAACCAAAAAATAAAAACCAATGATACTATCAAAATAACTATCATCTTACATTTACTTTTGAAAAAAATCAATAGAAACTTCTTCAGTCTTTGGGGTGCTACCCTTGAAGAACTCTTGGTGTTCTCTGAAGATTTCCTTGGCGCGTCGCTGTTCATCGCGGCTAATATCCGACAACTTCTCACGGATCCTACCCACGTCCGCATCACTATTCTTCTTCATCTTCTTGCCAAACTTCTTGAAACGATTGGTCTTTGCCGCAAAAGTAATAGAGGTTGTAAGTGAAAACATTTTTGTTTGTTACATTCTAATGACATTTAATTTTTAAGCGCTTCAATTTCTCCTCAAACTCCCTCCTCTCCCCTGGCGACTCAATTGGGGTGCCATTGGCGAGAGCCTCAATCTCTGGCCCTGTGAGGTGCATCGCATTGACCCGAAAGTCCTTGAATGCCTCCATCGTAATAGGGACGAGGGGTTCAACAAGGTCATAAATGGCATTCGCATAGTCCCTAATCTCCTTCTGTGCGTGATCATCCATACGGAGATGGAGATAGTGCATCAAGTTGTGGAGATTGATCTTCCAATAGAATTCCGTATATGTACATTGTGGTAGGTTACCTCGCGCCTGCTCCCGACAGACACCCCGCTCCAAGAGATCCTCGTAGACCTCAAAAGAATGTTCTAAGTGTTGACCAACCCGTTGGGTTCTCTCTTCGTCGACCTCCACGACACCCTCGGATCCTTGGTTGTTTACCGCAGACTGACCTCGTAGAACCCCGGGGTTGTAGTACTGTTTCGGTACGACGGAGTAGCGGGCGGAGAGCTCATTAACGGAGGCTGTTCGATGTCGAAAGTGCTGTCTCGCGATGTATAGGGGCATTTTGATATGAAATTTGAATTCCACCATTTCGAAAGGGGTCGTGTGCCAATGTCTAAGCAGGTACCTGAGGAGTCCTCGGTCTCCACGGGAAGACTTTGTCCCATCTCCATAGCTGACTCGGGCTGCTTGGACGATTGACGTGTCCAAATCTTGTTGTGGCATGTGATCAACCAAGCGTACAAATCCGTGGTCCAAGACATCTTTTTGCATACTGTTCTAATTCTTAGTTCCCCCCAAATCCTTAACTAAGTCGTCAATGTCTCTGTAGTACCTCTTGAGATCCTTCATAAACCTCTTGTTATTTTCGAGGACTTCACACTCCACTTTATTGAGGTACAACCAAGCCAGATTTGACTTTGAATACTTTGTTCTCTTTTGATTATCATTGGGTTTACGGGCCACCAACTTTGTAGACTTTTTAGCTTTTGAGGCTGGTGTGACCTCCACCCTATTGACAAAACTGAGAGCTTGCATCACAGTATCCGCCAAGTCATCTTTCTTTTTGGACTTGAGGAATGTGTCTAACCAATGGGCGTTCACTTGGTCTTGACGGATAAAGGCTTCGCACCTCTCAATCGCTGTCTTCTTCCGCTTATTGTATTGAGCTTTCCCAGGTCCCGCAACATCTGGAATCTTGTGGCGTGCGTCATAGAGAATTGTCTCCGCGTGGGGACACTTAATGATAAAGTATGCGTGAAGAAAGTGCATGACAGAGATCATCTTCTTGTTGCGATCTGGTTGCTTTTCTATGAGGATTGTTTGGGCTGTAAGAACCCAAGGCCTCTCATCAAGGTGCTTTCTCAATGAGACATAGATACCATCTTTGTGTTCGGGGGGGACACCAGAGACATCCCACTCCTCCACGAGGTTATTGGTTTCATTGAGTAAGCACATGGCTAAATTCCGAATACCGACATCGATACTCAAAATCATTAATTAAAGGGGTCTTTATGTCTTTAACTTAGAACCGTCTCATAGCGGCACCCCCAGCATTTTTTGACAATGACTGACCCGCAGGTGACATACCAAAGGCCAACATGGCACCACAGCACACGCATGATACAACTGCTGATATAATTGAAGGCATTGCTGCACCAGACATAATACTACCAATCCCCTTGCCAATACCTTCAGCACCTTGTGCGACTGCCTCACCGACGCCTTGAGTTTCTTGTGTAGTTGAAGTATCAAGTTCTTCTTTCAACTTTTGAGCACTTTCATCTTTGTTGATGATTTCAGTTACCTTGCTACCAATTTGTTCGGCAACAAATCTAATTTGAGCATCCTGTCCAATTTTACAACTTGTTTTACTCATTTCTTTTACAAGTTCAACTGGTGGTGGAATACCCAACTCTTTGTATACGGTAAGACCAAGTGGATCTATCACGAGATTTTTTGTAACAAGCGTTTGATTACTGATAACTTTAGCGGCAAGTGTGTTGATAGTTTCAGATGTAATATTCTTTGTTAATTTATTTGTAATATTAGTCTTTGTTTCAGAAACGCGATTAGAGAAGTTTGGAATTGGATTCGCAAACCCCGTCTTCTGCTGTGTGGCGTCTTTGGCTTGCTTTTCAACGTCAGCCATAATCTTGGTAAGTAGATCCTGGGTTGATTTCTCGTCAAACTTTTGTAGAACTTTAATATCAGCATTAATTTTTTGAGAGACATCCAAATTACAGTAAGCTTTGACACCACTAACCGACATGTTTTGAACGGTAAGTACACTTGCAGCGACCGCGTTTTCACTCTTAGAGAGTGCATTGAAAACCGTATCATTTACGACATTAGTTTCAACCACCATTTTAGATTTAGAAGCACCCATCCTGGTAATATTTATAATATACCCAGAAAAAAAATCTGGTATAACTTCAAATGAATAAGAGACTCAACCAGGCCATACTTATCATAGCCATTGTCATCGTACTCATGTGGAACTACAGCCGATATACGAATAAAAATAAGTTGAAGATTGAAAAGTATGAAATGGATAAGTCCCAAATTATGGAACACTTGAATACCAGTGATGAAATTGATTCATTGTTGACTATGACCGCTGCTGCTAAACTGACTGACGACGCTGCGACTATTCAGCGTGCATACGATTTGGGTGAATCCCAGAACAGAGAAGAACTTATAGAATTATTTGAAAGTTTATAAAAAACATTGGTATATTTAAAATGAAGATTAGACGTAATCAAATTATTTTGATAGTTGCTGTTATATGTGTGATTGGTTACATATTTATGAGACGAATCGAAAGGTATACCACAGAAGAGAGTAAGAATGATCTTATTAAATATATTAGAATACACGAGGTTCCAGATACAGTTTTTGTACTAAAGGTTATCGATTCAATAGGAGGTGTAAGTGATGAACTTAAAACTCAAATTATAGATGAAGTTGACAAAGGTGACCTTGGAGACCAAAATAAAATGATCGAATTAATAAAAAAAATCTAAGTATATTTAAATATGCCTTGGGCTGCTACATCAGCATGGAAAATTGGCGATGAATATGACCAAAGTCGAGGATGTAATAATTCTATAGATGGTAATTTAAATAGAGGTGCATTTGAGAGTAATTGTGGAGGCGATTTTGCTGATAGTGGTTGGAAAAGTAAGGGTAGAAGAACCTGGCATAGATGCGCTAAAGCATGTGGATCAAAGATAGGTTATCAACCTGATAGAAGTGGACATCCATGTGATGGTGCCAATTATGTTAAAGGCATTCCCATAAAAATATCAATGTCTACAGACCATTCGGGTGTTAGAAGTAGTTTCAAAAGTGATGCAGAAGGGGCGTTTTTTTGTCGGTATCCAGATACACCACAAGCAATGCAGGCGGCATCTGGTAGACTTCAAAACAATGTAGCTACCGCCGATAACAAGACTATGTATAATCAACTCATTTATGGTACAAATATTGGTAATAAGTACACATCATCTGGATACTGTGAAAATGTAAACAACTTACCCCACGTTGTTCATAAAGATGGAAGAACATGTTTCGATATGATTAAAGATGGTGTATCAGCATCAGCTGCAGAAATTAAGGGGCGTAAATTCTGCGAGTCAAATCGAACAGATCCAAAGTGTAGATGTATAAATGTTGCTGACCCTGGATTTTTAGATAGGTGTAGACAGAATCCAACTTGGGCGGGTTGTAAGGAAATTAACGCGGCATTTGAAGAGTTCAAAAAGGCTGGTATTAAAACTGATTCGGGTTTATTTGGTAATGCAGATTGTCTGGTACCACAGATATGTTCGGGGAGTAACCTCTATCAACCAGAAAGTAGAATGCAGGCGTGTGCGACTAAAATGGCTATTTGTAATCAAGTCATGGCACTCGACAATATTCAGGCGGCAGCTGGTGTTAAAGCTGTACAGGGGTGTAATATTAACTTTGAAGCTGAACAAAAAAAGAAAGATGATGCGAAGGCGGCGGCAGCGGCAGCGGATAAGGCAGCAGCGGATAAGGCAGCGGCGGATAAGGCAGCAGCGGATAAGGCAGTGGCGGATAGGTCAGCAGCGGATAAGGCAGCAGCGGATAAGGCAGCGGCGGATAAGGCAGCGGCGGATAAAGCGGCGACAGATAAGGCAGCGGCGGATAAGGCAGCAGCAGCCAAGCTCGCAGCTGATACAGCTGCTGCGAAAGCTCGGGCAGCTGGTGCATCTCCAGCACAAGTTCAGGCAGCGGCGGATAAGGCGGCAGCAGATGTAGAATCAAAGCCTATAGAAGATTTTTTAAAACCTACTGGATTTGGTGTACTTAGTGGATTTAGTACAACTCAACTTGGTATAGGTGCTGGTGGTGCAATTCTGTTATGTTGTTGTTGTATCATACTATTGATATTAGCTATGAGCGGTGGAAGCAATGGAGGTGGGTCTGGAAGATTTCGTAGATAAAAATATTACATAAATATAAATGAAGATTAAGAATACTTGCCTTAATCAGATTATTATTGGATTCCTTGCAACATTAGCTATTATGTATGTCATCAAAAATGTCAGGGATAGTGGAGAAAAATATGAGGGTCAGACGGGTCCAGCGACAGAAACTAAAATTACACAAGAAGAATTGGACGCCGTGATGAAGTTTATTAAACGGGGTTAACTTAAAGGTATTTAATATTATGTATATATGATTTCCAATCTATATGGATTTCCTATATATAAAGTTCAAGTGAATGATAAATCGTTGATGATGAAAGAAGTCAATGCAAATATTCATAAAGTTGGAGATCTATCTGTATGGGATGCAAATTGTCTTACTACATGTACACGTGATTCTGATAATGCATTTAAATCAGATTACGTAAAAGATGAAGTTACCAAATATGCAAATGAAATGATGAAAGAACTCTACCTAAATCTGGATTTAACATTAAAAATATGCGAAACAAAAAATTGTTTGACATGTGATGACATATGGATGAATATATATAATAAGGGACATAGTCAGGAAATGCATTCACATCTATTAGGTATACCTGACACAAGAGAACCATTATTTAGTTTTTCATATTTTGCAAAGTATGATCCAAAATTAGATGCTAAGTTTGTTTTTATAAATCATACTATTCCACGTATAGACTGTAAAGAATTATATAAATTACCATCATTTGTACCAGAAACACAAATTGATGTTGAAGAAGGTGATATTTTAATATTCCCAAGTTTTCTTTTACATCGTGTAGAAGAACAAAAATCCGACCATCAAAGAATAACTATATCTGGAAACTTTTACGAACAGGTTAAAGAAAAATAAAGAATATCACTTATGTCGTGGTGTTGGTGGTGTTGTCACTCCTTTGAGGGAACACCTTTAAGTATGCCTCATCGTTACGATGATAGACGAAGTAAGTTTTACACAGCTGGCAACTTCTGTTCATGGAGTTGTGTAAAATCCTACGCGATAGACAAGTGTGGCGACGTCAAGGGGAGTATAGTGTGTGGAAACATTGTACTCATGCGACGAAAGATGTACAACCAAATAGGTCATGTGAAACCCGCCCCAAACAGATTTAGACTTAAGGAGTTTGGGGGTGACCTCACAATTGAGGAGTTCCGAGAAAACCTTACACGTGACGAGGGACAACCAAAACCTGTAGACACGGCTCCTGTCATAGATAACGTGATACCCATTATGTCAAACATAAATAAGATGAATGAAATAAAGAATACAACATCTTCTAACAACGCACTAAAACTAAAGAGGAATAAACCCCTCAAGAGAAATCACAACAATTTAGAGTCAGCACTTGGGCTTATTATCACGCCTAAATCCTAATTGTCTACTCTGTTTGTTCGTTGGTATAGATGGTGGTATATAATTTGATTTTTTACTATGGATCCAAGCCTCTCCATTGTGGGCTACCCACTTTAGACCAATCCTCTCAATTGCCTTCCTACATATGACACATGGAAGTGAGTTGCCGTGACCGTAGCAGGTCTTGCGTTCAATCACAAGTTCCCCATATTTCCTATGTACCCAAGTCTGAAACTGATGAGGTTTGTTCCCCCTCTTTAGGGACTCTCTAAAGAGGGTTTTGATGAGCCTCCTCTCTGCACAACAGATACAGTTACTCTGTGTTTTGACATGCTTCTTTGACATGTAACTTTCAACAATGTAATAACCCATTATGAACAACAATTATTACAGGTAGAACCCGGATAGACGAATGCGCACTCCACACACTCGTTAAGAATGATGACGTTCTTTTTCTTCGGCACGAGACCCTTTGAAAACCTTTCAAGCTCCTTTACTGTATATAGGCCGTACTGTACAATAACTTCCAAAGGTGGAAATTTCATTCTATGATAGTAGCGTCCCAAGTCCTTATCTTACTTACTTCTAAAGCACCAACCTTCGCCAAAATGATAGGAACACCGTAAACTTAAAGTTAAATACTGTACATTACTCAATGAACACAGTGGGTATTTTTTCGGTACCTATTAGTGGATTTCGGTTTGACACCCAAGATCACAAACAACTCAAAGAGAAGTGTTTGTATATCACAAAAACGAAAAGTTATACAGAAAATGGAGGAGGAAATCATAAATTGATACATTATTACGATCCAAGAAGTGGATTAAATCTCTTGGATTGTGAAGGATTCGGTGTATTTCATGATTGGATTAAAGCGTGTTCTCTTGAGTATATTAACAAGGTTCTCGGTAATGAGTGTGAAGATGTTATTGTAACGGAATGTTGGTTAAATGTCTGCAAACGCGGTGCTTTGCAACCATCACATAATCATTGCAATTCCATTGTCTCTGGTACATACTTTGTTAACTTCGTACCTGGAAAGCACGCCCCACTCTTATTTGTAAATCAACCGAACGAGGTTCACCCATATTTACGAGTGGGAATTGGTTTAAAAAATTTTGCTCATGTTGAACACACGGAGGGTACGCTTTTGTTGTGGCAATCGCATATTTTGCATGGGTATAAGGAAAATATGGAGGACGATCGCATGACGATTTCCTTCAATGTTATGCCTGCCACTATTAAGTCAGATGGTGCTAATTATGGTTTCAAAATTACTAGAATTTAACCTTTCATACAGCAGCTAAGGAGTGCCTGCTTCGCCTTGAGCATACTCGCGAAACCATCAACCATAGCTGGAACCATAGATTTAAGAACAAGTTCAAACTCACTGTCGTGTTCGGCGTCACCATCAATCTCACCAATCAAATGGTTAAGAATTGAAACAACCAACTTCTTCTTTTGGGGGCCTTCCAACTTGTTAAACTTGGACGCCGTCGTCATCAACTTTGCCACAATTGGTGGGATATCTTCCTTCTGGAGACCGTCACCCAAATAGTCCCGCTTGATATCTTCCACCATAGTAATGACACCCTTGGCGTCAATTTTGCCACCGAATTTTTCTAAGATCGCTTCCATTTTTATAATATTGGTATAGATTAAAAATGAAATCTGATAACATAGTCGCAGCATTTGCCTTTGGCATTGGTTTCATTCAAATGTATCAAGACTATATGAAATCTGATGAAATGGATGCAAAGTCAAAGAATGCCGTCCTGTTGAGTCTCATTGCGAGCTCCTTGTGGCTGATCTATCAGTCACGACAGTATGGTATGAATTTTACAGTGGCCTATACTATGCTGGGACTCATTCTCCAACTGTACCTCCTCAATAAAATCCTGGTTAAAGAGAATGAGAAAAAGTAGGGTATGATTTCAACAGTCACTCGTATGCAACTTCGTGCGCCACGACCATCGCGTAAATACCGTACTCCTGTAAAGCAAAGGAATG